TATGTGCCCCTAAGCCTAACATATTATAATTTGTATGCTAATACTTTACCAGCAGTTACTAATTGAATAGATGTAAAATTCCCATACATTGTACTTCCCATTGGAAGTATAAAGTCTGCTCCATCTGTAATATTAGTTGTGCATTCTGAATGATCTATTGTAGAATCTATTAAAGCTGTAACCGCAAAAAATGGTCCTATATGTTCTGTAGTTAAATCATCTATTAATACCGTTTCACTTGGTGTTATAGCTGATCCTGTATTATTTTTTACTGCATCTAGTAATGCATCTTGTTCTGTTCTTATTGCCATTATTTTATTATTTTTTCAATATTATTAATTTGTTGAGCTGTAATATCTTCTGGTAAAAGTTCTTCAGAAACAGTTTTAAGTTTAATACTCATTGTATCTTTCATAAGCTCTGTTACGTTTTCCATTTGCTCTCTTCTAAGTTTTACTAACTCTTCATTTTCTTTTTCTAATTTATCTATTTCTGCTTTAGAGTTTTCAGGATCTTTAGTAGAAATTTCATTTACTTTTTGAGCTAATTTCATAAATTCTTCAGAAGGTTTTCCTAAATCTTCTAAATGTTCTAATTCTTTTTTTAAAGTAGTAATATTTTTACTTACTACTAATCCAAATTTTTTACCTTTTAATTCTTGAACTTGAAATAATCCATTGATTAAATTTACAAATTCTCCTTTTGTTGCATTAATTGTTGTCATTTTATTTATTGTTTTTGTTAATATTAATTTATGCTATTCTATATATTGTACAAGCTGATGCACCTGTTCGTCTAATTCTAAATCTTCCCACACCTGATGTAAATGCATCTTCTGCTAAATCAATTGCAGAAATTACCATAGCTCCAACTAGTGTTATTCCAGTACCTGCAGTTAAAGTAACATGCGAAGATCCATCAGTAGCTGTATTTATTAAACTAAAGTCAAATGCATCTCCATTTGTATCTAGATTTAATCCAGAAACAAAATTAGCTGCTGTATCTGTAGCTTTAGATCTATCAGCTGTAGGAGTACATGTTATTATCCCTTTTAATATATTAGCAGCTGTTACCACTGCAGTGCCATCATCTGTATCATCTGGTGTTCCTTGATATTTAATTACATCTGGATAAGATGCATTTCTCATCTTTATTCCTTTAGTAGACATAATTATATTACCTGTATCAACTGTCACATCTTGTCCTTCTGGAGATATTGTTAAAGCTGCAGTTGCTGTCCCTCCTGTATAAGTCTTCATAACAATTCCACCATCTGAACTTCCAGAAGTATCTCTACCTGCTGTTAAATTAATATTACCTCCTGCACCACTTCCACTTGCTGTACCTCCAGTTATATTAATTGCTCCAGCTGCTGCTGATGCGCTGTTCCCACCTTCAATTGTTAAAGTTTTTCCTGCTGTACCAGATGTTTGAGCTGTAGGATTTATAGTTGCAGTATCAGAAAACTCAATACCTCCACCTCCTATATTTAATATGTCGTTATTAAAATAAGATCCTGATGCTCCTATATAAGTATTAGCTCCAGTTACTCTTATACCTTGACTAGTAGATCCGTCAGCACTTAAATACGCAGTACCTAAATCTATATTGTTATTAGCCATATCTAATATTCCTGCAAGAGTAGATAAACTAGCTGCTATAGATATAGCTCCTGCAGTATTAGTAATTGTTATGTTTGTTCCAGCTGTAAGAGTTGCTACTGAAGGATATCCTGTAGTAGCATTGCCTATAAGTAATTGTCCATTTGTAGACATTGCTGCTGTTCCTGCAATTGTATCTGTATTACTTGCATAGAGTACAGCTCCTTTTGCTATTGTAGATAAACCTGTTCCTCCATTTATAACTGGACATTGACTAGTTACTGTCTTTGTAAAATCTACTCCTTTCATAAATACTGCTGATGTATTATCACACAAATTTAAATCTATTCCAGATTCTACTAAACTTAAAAGAAGATTATTTGAAGTTGTAGCTACTGTTAAATTAGATGTAGTACCACTTTTAAGTCCTTTAAAGACTATTTGATTTTTATTTGTTAACGTTGCACTAGTATAAAGTGTCTCGCTGCTAGTACCTGCTGTCGAAACTGCAGGAAATAAAGAAGCTACTGTAAGTTTTTTAGAATTTCTTGAAGCACTATTAGTTACTAATAAGAAATCAGTATTTTCTACACTTGTTTTAGCTAACGTTGTTAAGTCTGTTACTTTTGCCATTTTTTTTTAATTTTTATATTTCTATTTCATCTATTTCATCTAAACCAATATAGAGCGTATTTGTACTTGTAGATTCAATACTTTGCTCATTACTAAGAGATAGATTTTTAGGGTTATTACCACAATCTCTACAAAAAGTATTTGCAAAGTTAATAAAATTATCGAGATAATTAATATTATTACTATTTGATGTGTATAATATGTTATCATTACACCAATGCCAGTAGCCTGATGCGTTTCCAGAAGCACTTTCTGGATCTAAACCTGAAACACTAACTGGAGAAGGAGGTCCATTTTGTGTTGGACCGTTAAAAATCCAAATACCTCCACTAATATGATGTTTAATTACATCTCCTGGAGATAATGAACCAGTTGTAAACATAGTTACATCAGACGTAGTTCCAACACCTGTTCCTGAAACAGTAGTATCATTTAATCCTGTACTAGGACCTCCAGTTATCCAAGTACTTTCACAAGTTGTGTATACACTTGTAGGATCGGGAGTGCCTGCATCTGCACAATTATAAATACATTCTAATCCTACTCTGTCTAATAAATAAGTAACTAGTAATAGTTTCCAAACATTCATTATAGAACAATCATCAGATTTACCTGTAATTAATTTATTATAATAATTAAATCCATTTTCTGCAATACATAATTTAAGTCTAAACATAGTTTGGTCTAGATTTATAGGTATGCATGGAGGTACTAGTGAAGGGTAAATACAAGTACCACAATCTGATGTTGCATTTGGATTATAATTAAGTGCATTACTATCTCTACATCCACAAAATAAACACGACCCATCATCATATGTAGCACTAGAATTATAATTAGATGCAGCAGGATCAGTACAACCACAAGCACTTCCTGTAGTTGAAACATTCATAGTAATTGGCATTTGACATCCATTACAATCTATTAATGTAAACCCGTAACTACCTGCAGATAAATTACAGATATCAATTTGTGTATTATAACTATAATTAGCATTAAGAACTAGATTTGCATTTGTACTTATAAGATTAAATTGACTAGTACATGTTGTAGAAGTTACTGTAAGGTGTAAACATCCATCTGCATTTGATTGGCAATAGAATCCACTACCAGAAGAAATAACAGAAGCTGTTGCAGCAGTAGTTGTATAAGTATGTCCCATTGGAACAGGATCACAATATATACAACTTCCATCATCGCATGTAACTAAAGAATTATAATTTAAAGCTAAAGGATCGGTACATCCACAAGGATTAGAAATACATGAACCATCATCACATGTAGCAAGTGGATCATAGTTACTAGCAGTAATATCTGTACAACCATATACACAGAATATACAAGATCCGTCATCACAAGTAGCTAATGGATCGTAGTTAAATGCTGTAGCAGTAGTACATCCATATACACAATATATACAAGAGCCATCATTGCAATCAGCCAATGGATTATAATTTATAGCTGATGGAGATGTACATCCATAAATACCTAGTGTTATATTTACTGTATTACTATATTCAGTACAAAGAGGACTCCCTTGTCTCTTACTAGTCCATTTTAATCTATAATCTCCATCCCCATAAGTACTAAAATCATTATTGTTATATATTCCTCCTGTACCCCAAGTATTAGAGAATACTGTCATCAGAGGGCTTGTAGTTAATGTTCCATATACATTTTGGGTAACTGTTACCCAAGACCCATTATCATAATACTGTAATTCTACTTTAAAATAATGATGTGCGTGAGAGCAATTGACAGTACCTTGGTATATAGGAGCACAAACAGTATTATTTGAATGTGCTGATAAAATTACATCATCACAAGAACAAGGAACAGGTGGACATATAGATTGGTCAACATACCGTAAATTAGGATCAGTTACAGAAATTCCATTAAGATCTGTAAAACTACCTCCATCATCACAAACGGGTACTGGAATTATAAAATCTAAAATCTCATAGCATTCTTCAATTTCAACAACAGCATCAGGATCACTTATCCATATTTTTAAACTATAATAACCCATAGTAAGGTTACCTCCTAAACTAGCAGTAGTAACTGTATTTGTATTCCAACCAGTACCTTGATTATTAACTGCAGCACCTACAATAGAACTAGCTGCAAAACTACCTGCAGTACTTTGAACATTCCATTTGTATACTGCAAACATGTAGTCAGCATTTTGAGTGGTTCCAGTAACTACATCATTTATATAAGCTTGAAATTGAGCAGTTGGTGAAATATTTTGAATCTTAAGTACAGTATTCGTAGCCGTAGTATGATCTGGATGAGTTGTTATATCAAATACAGGCCCTGAAGTTTGATTTATATCATCTACTATATTAGCTGGAGTATTACCATCAACTAATTCTCCAGTTGAAGCATCACAGTAATGACACAATGTATTATTTGTAACAGTAATTGAAGCGTCATAATTTAAAGCATTTGAATCTGTACACCCTACTGTATTTGCTGGGTCAGTTAACGTTACCGTTGTTCGTGCTAAACAAGGAAGTGCCCCATCGGAATTATAATCAAATACATATACATCATAAGTTCCCGCCCTTAATCCTTCACTATTTGTTGTTCCTGTTGCTGCAGGAATATATCCTTGAGCACTAGAGGCTACATATGTTGCATTACCTGCAGCTCCAGTTTGTAGTAAACCTCCATTAGGATTGGAAGCGAGAGTACCAAAACCAAAAGTAAAACTGAGAATTGTACCAGATAAAGAAGATCCAGAACTAATAGCAACTCCAGCAGTATTTCCACACATTGTATCAGTTGCATCTTGATTTTGTAAGACAAATGTATAATTTGGTGTACCTGTAATCAGTCCTGTAGGAATACCAGATGCATCAAATCCACCATCTACTGTAGTTACATCTATATAACCATCTGTTCCACCTGGAGTAGTTGGATCATACCCTTGAACATCTATAGTAAAAGGATCTACACTATATGCACCCTCTCCTGAATTTTTATTTTTACAATCTGGACAACATTTTGATCCGCTAAAAAGAGCTAGAGTTGGATTATTTATAACAGCTGTAGGAATAGCAGTATCTTCACAATCTATACCTGTATATCCCCAATAAGCCATATTATTAGGATCGTTACAAGCCTCTATATGATATAGTCTTGGACCACAGTTACCCAAATTTTCAGCATATACTACAGCAGAGAAAAAAGGCGCGGCCCACTTTCCACTTGTTACTAAGCCTATCATGCTACTTCCAAACCAGTTACTATTATCAAAGGTAGGTGACCCTGAAGAAGGATATAGAGAATTATAAAGATTTACATAATTCGGAGTATTACGTTCATCTGTAATTACAACTACTTCAAATACTTGTGCATCTATAGTATTTTCTTGAACTTTCCAATCTGTTATTACCGGTGTAGATAAATTTAGTAAATCATTAACTATTGTTTTAATTCCAACATCTCTACCTACATTACCAGTAGTGAGACTATATGCAGCTGCCCATGTTGGAAATATTGAATTTGGATCTTCAACTCCTCTAGAAAATGCACTAAAATATATCTGATTATGTGTAGCGGCCATGGTACCTGCGTAATCTGCCCACTGAAAAGGATCTGTACCAGTACATTCGTATGGAAATATATGAGTCCCAAAACCTGTTCCATTCGTAGCAAATACACTCATCAGTCCGTTATATACAGCCGCGGAAGGCGAGGCGGTGTTTCCAGGAACAGGACATAGTATTTCTAATTCTTTTTCAAACCCAGATGTAAATGTTATTTTGTATGTTCTATAATGAGGAAGAAGGGTTGGCCAAGTCGTGGCAGGTATCCAATGATACGTATAGTGGTACTGGCCTGATGATGTTTGAGGTGTATTTGAAAGACTACTAAGAGTATCACCTGTTATATCTGTAATAAAATCAACTTTATCAAATCCAGTAGCAGTAGAAGCCGGCTGTTCAAAAACTATTACTGATAACCAATTTCCAGTTACCATAGCTGATAAAACTACATGTCTAGGATCATTGAAAGCTGGGGCCATATGAGGCTGAACAGGATTTCCTATATATGGAGAAGTTAAGTCAGATTCCGGTATTGCTCCGTCTATTTCGTAACTAGCATCATCACTTTCATAAATGTCACCTTCTTCAGAAGGACTGTCCTCATAATCGTAATCTGTATCATCAATTGCCATTACTTATTTTTTTTATTTTTAATTAGTTTTAACAATCACATCCACAACTATCGTCACAGATTTCTTTTGCTTTTAGATATTTATTTTGCGCATCTTTTAAGTATCCTGCAATATTTGAAGGATTTAATATACTAATTTGAGATAAAGCATGATCTGCAGATTTAATTAATAAAAACACTTTTTGTGCTTTTGCTAATGCTGAGTTACACTTTAAACAATCACAATCGCATTCTAAAAGTTCATTAGTTAATTTAGTTAAACAGCAATCAATATCACAATGTACTAATGCTGATGCTTTAGCTATTTCACTTCCTGCAGTATTTAAAACTACAGTAACTATTCCACTAGTAATATCTAAATCATTAATAGGTATAGGATAATTAATAGGTGCTGAACCAGATGAAATAGTGAATGTTGGATCTAAACTTCCTGATATACTTATCCCATTATAATCTACTATATCTAAATTTACAGTAACTGATGAAGTAGTAGTATAATTTATAATTACTGTTAAGTATTTACAATTATCTGATACATTTATAGATAATGCCATTTATTTTATTTTTATTTTTAGATTTTAAAAAAAAGACCGATAGGGGGACAATGCCCCCTATAAGTCTTAATAAGTTAGCTGATTTTACTCGTCAGCTTCTGTTACGTATTCTACGTGTATGATAGCATCACTACCCCCACTGTAAGTTCCAAGAGTCGTTACTTTTAACGCTCCTGGAGCTGTAATCTTATTTGCTGTTAATGTAAGAGCATTGTAGTCTGCTATAGACCCAGTTGCTAATGCACTCATTAAGTCTGTAGAACCACAAACTAATTTTACACTTGTTCCGCCAGCTAAAGCCGTCATTTCGCTTAAATGTGCACGAAGAACTAAAGCTCCAGCAGGTAAAACTACATCGCTACCAGCAGTAGGATAATCTCCTGCGCTTGTCATAACACCAGTTCTAAATGAAACTGATTTTACATTTGATAATTTACTCATTTTGTTTTATTTTTTAAAGTTAATATTATAGGTTAATTGGAGCAAAGTTAACAGATCCTAAGTATCCGTTTAATACTGACTCTAATGCTCCTGTTAATGCTGCTGTTCCATTATCAAATGCTATGTTTATTTCAATAATGTTATCAACACCATTTATTTGTGAAGCAGAAGATCCATCTTTAGTTGCTGAGATATTATACATATCATACGGTTCATTTACTTCTGTTACTAAAGCTGGAGTATTAGGAAGTTCTAATCTATTATAGTATCCATATTGAACACCTCTATGATTTTCTTCCATTTCTTTTACATAATACCCATCACCATAACCTCTTAAACCTGGAGTTTGAGCTGTATCAGCCATTGTAGTACCATTATCAGTAGGTCCCCAAGCGTATTCCATTTCAACTAACTCTCCTTGAACAGATCCATCAGCTTTAGTTTCACCTTTTTTAAATCCTGTACAGTCAATACTACCACCATTATCAGTAACCGCACCATTTACCCAATGAGGTAAATCTGCATCAATTGCTGTCTTTAATAAAGCAGTTTGAGCTGTAGGAGTCATAGTTGCTGTAACTGCAATTTCATAAGACTTCATTTCAAACGGTTCAGCGCCATTAGTTTTATTAATAATTTTAAGAGTTTGATTTCCTGCAGCTGTAGCATTAGTAGTAAGAGTTGCTCTTTTTACTTGTGCTACTTGCGCAACATGAGATTTTCCACTCCAGTTAATAACATCTTTACCATAAATCCAAGGACTTACAATATTAGTTGTTCCATTCCCCTGCACAATTCTAAATTGTGGGGAATCTGCGATTGTGTCTCCAGCTACCATACTTGTAGGTCCTGTAGCACTTAATTTTTGAATGTCGATTGCACCGCTAGCTAATGCTCCTGTAGAAGCATCATAACTAACTGCAACATCATTTCCAATATACAAATGTCTTGCCATTTTTTTTGTTTTTTAAATTAATATTTATTCATTTTTGCTCACTTCTACTTCGTGAGACTTGTATCGAGGATCACTAATTTCCTCTAATATGCTACTTACCGTCATATCCACAATAGTTTGATGTGTATGTTCAGGCAATTCGCAATCAATCCCCAAAGATAGTGAAATTTTCTTTGGATTTCTTATATAAGTTATTTTAACCGCGTCTATTATAAATATATCATTCGTATATATATCTATATTATTACCACGTATAGTAGTAAGTGGATCTGTTTTTTTTGTTGTATTAAAAGGATCATTTAATAATGTAAATATATCATCATGTTGTACATAAGTATTACCTACTGTATTAGAATTTATGTGTATACTAGATGCTATTCTTTTTTCGTTATAATCCGTTATTGCATTATTACCTGTAGCTGTTTTTAAAACATCTGAAGTACTGTTTAAAGCTGCTAAAGTAGAAACCGTTCCTATAGATAAATCCCATTGAAACCAAGATATTACATTAGTATCTATTATAACAATAAACTGTCCAGGAAAATTTAAAGTATTAAAATCTTCCCAATAAATTTCAACTCCTGCTGGAGGGTTATCAACTATATCTGTAATTAATTGTCCAACATCTTGAGGAAATGTAAAGTTGATCACAGGTGGTGTCCCTGTATAATTATTCCATATAGTTACTTGTCCTGCTGTAGCATCATTTATATCTTCAAATAAAACTATAGAGTCAGCAATTTCAGTACTATCATTACATATAAATTCACTTAATCCAATTTTAAAATATGGTTTTAACTCACTATTATTTAATGAATTTGTATTATAAGAGATTGGTGTACAATCTTTTTTTGATACTACTACAGATTGTTGTGAAACTAAATACATATAATCAGAAGGAAAACGAAATGTATCTGCCCAAGTATTACTATTTATTTGTCCTTTAAAAGTAGTACTGCCTTCATATTCTTTTACTAAACTTCTAAGATCATCAATTCTTTTTTGATTTTCTTCAAATCCTTTTCTATAAGTATTGTTTTTACCATACCTAGTATTAATAAATCTAATTAAAGATTTATTTAATTCAATATCTATTTCTTGAGGTAATAGCATATCAGCCTGGAGTGAATTAATTTTATCCACTCCTTGCTGAACTGCTAAATGCATTTGTCCTACATTCATATTATATTAAAGATAATTCTTTAAGTTTTGCTCTTAATATAGTTAATTTTCCAGAGTTCTTTTTATCTTTAAGATGAATAATTGTATCTTCTGTTGTATCACCAAGTACTTCATCAATAAAAATTATCTGATTTCCAATTTTTCTTAGAACACTAGCTGAAACCATTTCTTCAATTTCTGCTCTTAATTCTAAATTTTTATCTGTTGCAACTCTAATAAACTTTTTAGGATTGCTGTTTTTTAATTCATAAAGAGAATTCTCAATTTGATCCTCAGTCATCCTATCAGGATTACTATTAGACATCAATCTTAAAATTCTTTTCATATTACTAGGATTTGAAGAAACTTTAATAAATTCTTTATCTGCATCTTTCTTAAGTTTAATAGAGTTATTTTTAACTTTATCTTCTCTTGTAAGATCTTGAATATAGAACTTTTTAGTACTATCGGTATTCATTTCTTCTTTAGTTAGTGCCACATAGGGATGCTTAATTGCAAAATTATATTTAATGTAATCCATAATACTTATTGGACTTCCATCTTCATGTAAACCTATTTCTAATTCAACACCTGTAAATCCTACAGGAATTGAAAGATCAGCCCAGAAATTCTTAGAATGTTTTGGCCAATCAACATGCTCAGGCGAAACATCTAATATTTCTTTCATATACTTTTTTTCTTCTTCTGGGGTAAACCCCTTTAAAGGTTGTCTATTTACATAAACACTACTAAGCCTTGTTGTCGCTTCAGCTCTTACTGCTTTAGGCAAGTGACCTCCTAGGTCTTGTCGCCTTAAAAATACTTTTTTACTCATAATAATAGTTCTTTTAAAGTTTTAATTAAGTGGGTGTAAAGAATAACTCCCCGTATAATAATCAATTAAAGAAGTGGGGGATTGCTCCCCCACAACCTTAATCAAAAACCAATATATAGACGCAAATTAATGCCAAATTAAGACGCTACACATGTAATATCAAGCGAAGTATCAAATCTCTTAAGAGCGATACCAGCTGTTTTTAACATATGAACGCTTGCCCCGTCAACATCAGATGCTCTGGAAGAAGTTGAATCAAATCCTCTAGGGACTACTGATCCAGCTACACACCATCTCATAGACTCACGACCTTTCTTAGAGATCATTTGAAGGTTATTTTGACCATCATAATTTGATTGATCAACAAATACCATTCTATAAGATTCAAGAGAGTATCCAGTTGTTGGGTGTTTCGAACGAGCTTGTGCAACAGCACCGTGATCAAACATAGGAAGTTTTACAACATTCACACTATGTCCATCAATATGCTCATACGAAGTAAAGTAACCACTCATACCTAGTGATCTACCAGATCCAGTGATGAAACGGTTCTCTCCACCTACTTTCCAAGTATTACTTGAGAAGTGAGATTTAAGAGCCTCATCAAATTCTCTAGCACCACCAGTACCAGTATAAAGAGTCACTTGTTTTTTAGAAGCATCAGTCATTTGATAAAATAAATCACCAATGATGTTCTTTAATTTTGTTTCAGTCATTGTAGAGTAAGTGTCTGTTTCAACAATTTGCTCTAAAAGACCAGGACCTATGATTACAGGTTGTCCATTCTCATCTTTCATATAAGTATGTCCGTTTGAATCATAAGATTTTTGACCATACCAGTAGTACATTTCACACTCTTCTTTAAAGTCAAGCATGTGTAAGTACTCTTCGTAGTCCATCCAAAGTTTAGTAGTTTTGCCACCTTTTGTAGGTAAAGCAAATTCTGCTACATAATCTTTAGCGTTTCCAGACATATGGTAAGATTTTCTAACTGTAGTTAGTTTGTTTCTTACTTTACCTGGAGTTTCCCAGTTTGAAGCGTTACCTCTAGAGAAGTCAACTCCTACTGGTGCGTACA